GACTATTGCCGAGCAGGCCCAGATCCTCGCCATGCAGCAGATAAGCGATACGCTTCGTCGGCTGTCAAACACTATTGAATCGCAGGGGGCGCGTATTCAAGAGATGCGGGATGAAATCACTTGGTTCAAAGCACGTGAGGAGCAAATGGCAGATCTACGTGAAACGGTCGCTGGTATAGAGCAGCGTATAACGTCCGTAGAAATACGCGCCGCCCAGCAGGACGGCGCGTTCAAGTTGGCGAACTTCCTAAAGGAGTACATGCCGTGGATCGTGGCGCTTGCCGCCTTCGTCTATAGCATGTTCGGGCCGTACAAGTAGCTACTGGTCGGGGTCCAGAATAACTCTGGGCTTCGCCCGTCGCCGGAGTATCTCAGCAGCGGGCGGCAAGGTGCCAGAGTACAGCATCTCTGCTTCTTCAGCGTTCAATATTATCATAGGGTCTTTCAGTTCCGGCATAACGGCGGCCGGACACGGAGTGTTGTCCTCTATTAGCTTCCGCGTTTCGTGGACAGCCTTTTCCCACGCCGCGTCAAGGACCAGCAGGATGATCCTCACCTCGCGGTAGGTGAGCTCGTTGGCCTCGGCAAAGCGCAGCAGGGCGAACATCATGAAGCTGCCCGGCCCCCGCCAATCGTTGACGGCGTCCACGTGCGTTTCCCGCGCCTTCTCCATGTAGTGCAGCGCCTTGTTCAAGTCCTCCAAGCCGTTCTTCTTGCGCCAGCGGCTCAGATACTTCGTGGCGTTGCCGCGCAGATAATGGTTCCCCAGCACCTCGCGGGTGAAGTCCCAATGCTGATATTGACCAGCGTAATGATCTCCGCCCACTTGGCGATCGTGTGCTTCACTTGCCATTGAATCTTCCCCATGCGTTGTCAAGGTAGGTAATGAGCTCGTCTTCAGTGTCGTTGAACGGGGCGAACTCCTCCACGTAGGAACGGAAGTTCATGAAGACCTGCCCGATGCGCCGGTTGCCCAGCGCCGCTTCACTAAGGCAGAAATAGGCCCCATCCAGCGCGTCGGCCAGCTTTAGGACCCGCTTTTCCTCAGGGTCCATATTGTCTTCAAAGTGCAGTTGCACCTCGTTGAGCAACGTGGCCTCGTGGCGGCCGAACAGGTCCCGTATCCCCATTTCGCGCTTGGCGGGGGCGGGCATGTCCCCCACCTCATGCTCGGCTATGTCGTGCGCTAGGGCGGCCATGACCAGCCGGAAGCGCGCCGCCGTTGCCCAGCCGGGCGTCAGCAGCCAGACCAGCCACGCCACGTTATAGCTGTGGTGGCCGACGGTGTTCTGTTGCAGCGTGACGACCGTGTGGTACCGGCGGGTTTCCCCGCCGTTACGTACGAATTCAAGCTGCGCCTTCAATAGCTGTGAATTCAGCATCATTGCACCTTCGGTTGCAGTTGCTCCATCACCCATGTGGTCGGGTGATCAACGGCAATGCGGCTGCTGCTGCGCATCAGCAATACCGCGCCGTCGTTAACGTCGGGCGGGGTCAGCACGCCCTCCACGTCCTCGGGGGCAACCCACACCTCGCCCCCTCCGAACACGCGGAACCAGACATAGTGCTTCATGCCGCCTCCTGCTTCCGCAGATGGCTGAGCTCTCGGCGCTCAAGCCATTCAATGCACGCCTGCCGCCAGTCGGGCGCGCTGATCGTGTACGCCGCCGCCAGCGCGGCCTTGTAGTCCTTCTCCTTGTGCGCCGCCCACGCCAGCCGCATGGGGACGGCCACCTCCCTGAACATGGGCTCGGTGAAGTCCTTAACCATACCGGGCTCCCAGCGCATGAAGTGCTGCAAGTCAACGTCAAATAGCTCACGACTCATCATAAGGGGCATCGGGCGCAGATAACGCGTGCGGTAGTGGTCGCTGGCCTTGGCATCCACCGCCATTTCAAGCGCGCGGTACTTCTCGCCAACGACCTCCGTGTAATAGTGATAATTATTGCTGAACTGGTGATACTGCCCCATCGGAATGCCCGCCGCGATACTCACATACTCCAACAGCACGGAGAAGTGAACGGCGTTCGCGCCATAGGCGCCCCACAGAATGTCGTTGCTGCGACAAAGCACCGTGAGGTCCAGCTTGCCGCCGTTCACGCGGAAGTAGGCGTGAGTATTGCACGGGACGTCGGCACTGCCGCTGATGGCGGCGGCAAGGTCACCGCCCTTATGGTGGGAGTGTTCGCGGCCGCCGCCGCCGCCGTCCAGCTCTTCGTACTGACCACCGTCCCACATGGCGAGGACCGCCCGCCGCGTGGTCGGGTTGCTCTTGAGCTCATCAATTATGACGTTGAGCTGGTCATAGCCGAAATACTCGCGCCACCTGTAGCCGTATGCGCCCGGCTGCGTCTGACCGCCGTCATCGCTGTACGTGGCAAAGCGTTTGTTGAACTGGACCAGCCACGGCAGGTCGTTGCGCCCGGCCAGCATCCACAGCGCCTCAAATAGATGGAAGAACGGGTTGGCGTCCCGCATGGGGCTGAACAGCACGCGCTCGGCGGGGTTCGCGTATGTGGTGACGACGGGGTACGGGCTGACGCGCACCGGCCCGTTGCGGCTCGGCTCCTCAACGCCCATTGGCCCGGCAAGCCAGCTAATCCCTTGGCCCAAAGCCTCGTTGACGTTGCGGACGGTAACGCAGTAGATCGCCATATCTATTTCTCCTTCTTGCGGGGGACATACCGTTGCTTCGGGCGGCCCTCCCCTAAGCGGGCGCGCTCGTATTTGTCGAACTCACACAAGCAGTTTTGCAGATCCTGCATGTGCAACTTAGCTCCGATATACATCGGGAGCAACGGGGCAAGTTCCCGCCACAGGAGCTCAAGGTCGGCCTTCCACCGACTAGGGCTCTGTGCGGCACCGGGTTCCCGGCCAAAGACGCGGTTGAGCCCTCTACGGCTCCCCGGCCCCGGAGCGGCGAAGCTATACCAGTCCGGAGCATGCTTCGTCGGTATTTCCAGCTTCGCACTGTACCACGGCGGCGCATACTTCAAGTCGGCTACGATCTGCGCCGCAAGGAAGCTGCCGAGACCGTTCTGCTGGCTCAGCACGTAGTGAATATCCTCAAGCCAAGCGTCCTTGATGGACTCCGTTATCGTATCCCGCATATCCCATAGCGGTTTGAGGATATTGTCAATCACGTAGTCAACCTTGTCCATGGAAAGGCCGTTCGTGCTGACTATGTATGCGGCGTTGAATATGGAACCTTCCTGGCGTAGATCGTACAGCGCACCACGCATGTCCTCTGGCTTGAACGGCAGCACGGCCCGGTGGATGGCTTCCAGCGTAGTAGGCTTGTTGAACAGCCGCGCCACTGCGAGGGCGAACCATAGGTAAGGGTCGGTGGCCCAGCGGGCGCGGTAGTTCTTCGATATCCACTTGGTGACGCGGTCGTCCTCACGCCGCACATTGCAGAAGCGGTAGGCGCTGATAATGGGGTCCGGCTTGAAAAGCCGCTTGGACTTCTCACCGATCTTGTAGAGCCGGTGGTCCTCCCGCTTGATCATGAACTTGGCAAGGTCCTTGGCGCGGGTCTTCGGCTTCTTGGACTTACCGCGCGTCATAGTGGAGCTCCATAGCCGTGTTCAGCACTAGCTGCGCCAGCTTGTCGGGCTTCTTCTTGTGGGGGAGGGAGAGTACCGGATGCTTCCAGCCGAGGTCTCCAGGTAGCACGCCCTTGCGCAGCTTCTCCTCAAGGCGAACGCAACTGTTGAACGTCGGGCGCATTGTGCGCTCAGGGTCAAAGGGATTGCCGTTGCCAGCGGCGGCGCGGCGACTCAGCACGCGCTCCACGCAGACTTCAAAGGGTGTGTCCATGAAGGCATAGATCCACCGGCCTTTGCCCTTCTCCACGTGCTTCTCGCTGAGCTCCCCCATAGCGCCGTAGGTCTTGCCGGTGATAAGCCCTTCGTAGAATATGATGCGGCCCGGCTTGCAGGATTCCTTGAGCAGCGCCAGCCGGTCTTCCTTGTCGCTGATCGTGTCCATGCCGCCGCAGGTGTTCTCGTAGCTGCCGAGTATGTGGACCTCCACCCCGTCTTGCATCTTGGCGACGTACTTCTGCGGCTTGCGCGCCTTACCGGCCGAGAAGGGTAGGCTGCTCAGCAGAGCGCGGGCCACGCTCGTCTTGCCGCTGCCGTTGCAACCGCCCAGCTTAATGACTGTGAACATGTGAGTCCCCCGTAGAGACTTCTATGGCCGGGTCGCGAAATACGCCCGGCCATAGAGTTCAGTTGCTGCAAGATCAGCCGAGCTGAATGCGGCCCTCTTCGGCCCAGCGGCTCAGGTACTTGGCCTTGCCGCCCGCGTCCTTGTAGTCCTGAACGGTCTTCGCGCCCTTCAGAGCATCGAAGCTGGCGGCGCGGTTGGAGCCCTCGCGGTACGGGTTGTCCTTCTCAAGAATCTTGAGCTTGCGGACGTCCGGCCCGGCTTCGGCCCGTGCCTCGCGCGCCTTCTTGAGCGCCTCGGCGTTGCCCTTCTTGGGCGCGGCCTCCTTGGCGGCCTTCGCAGGCTTCTCAGCCTTGGGGGCCTTCGGCTCCTTGGCGGGCTTCTCGGCCTTGGCGTCGGCCTTCTTGGACAGTTTCGATGCCATGTCTTCAATCTCCTTCTTCTTAAACGGCTCCAGATCGTGGAGCATCCTGACGGCCTCAGGACTGGCACCAAGCCTAAGCGCCGCCGCCCGCATGTGCTGGAGGTGGCTAGGCGTGATATCATTCATAACGCCTTCGCTCTCGGGCGTTACGATATTGAACTGCTTGTCGGGGCCGATCTGCGCGTCAAAGACCATGTAGTCTTCCACGCACTCACGGGCAAAGGAGTAGACGAGGCAAAGGTAGCCGCCGTTGAAGCGCTCACATGCGATGAGCGGCTTGGCGATGTACGCCGCAGTATTGGCGATGCGAAAGGGCAGCTTGGGACCGCCCTTGGCTGTTGACTTCCTTGCCACGAATTCCTCCTGTCCGCACTTCAAATAAGTCCAGAATTGAAACGATGCAAGAACTATTCCCAGACCCGCGTAACCGTGTAGATGCGTACTGGCGTAGAAATTCTAGCGGGCTTCCACACTTGCCACCACTTGCGCGCCGGGTTGGGGACGGTGGAGTATCTGTCCACAAGCACGAACTGCTCCCCTTCCTTCAAACCAATCGGCGTGTCCTTGGTTACAACATTCGCGTAGTGCCCGCGCTTGTCCTTTCCTCTAACGCCTTTTACCATCACCGCCTCCGTAGCTTCAACGCTTCAAACAGCGCGTTCTGCCCGCGCTCCTTGCTGCGCTGCACGTGATAGATCGTATCATCCATGGTATCGTTCGCCATGAAGTGATAGTTGAACACACGGGCCGCCTTGTTCCCCTGCCGCCGCACGCGGCGTAGGAACTGGTCGTAGAGCTCCAGGTCCCAGAACATGGAGAACCAGCCCACATGCGCGGCGTTGCCCTTCTGCAAGTTCAGGCCGTGGCCCACGCTGGCGGGCTGGCCGAGTAGCAGCGGCAGTTCCCCCGCGTTCCACGCCGCTTCAATCTTTTTGTCGGCCGCCAGCCCGCCCTTGCCGCCGATAACCGGCACGTCCTTGAAGCGGCGCTGCAACGCCTCCAAGTCATGGTTGAACTCATAGGCCAGGAACAGCGGCTGGCCCTGTAGCTCGTCAAGCAACTCCTCCACGGCGTCCAATTTGGCCTCGTGTAGCTGCATAACGCTGCGGCGGCTACCCTTCACGAGCGCCGCCACATCGTCATCCACGTAGAGCGCCCCGTTTGCGATCTGGCGGAGTTTGGTACTTACCGCTGCCGCGTTGGCCGCCGTTATGGTACGCTCTTCCAGTTGGGCGAGAGCGTCTTCCTCTAGCTGATCGTAGAGTTTCCGTACCGGGCCGGGTAGGTCCACGCGTATTTTAAGTGGTACGATCTCTGGAAGTTCGAGGTAGTCTTCGGCGGACATGCGGAGGGCCAAAGGCTTAATTCGTTCATAGATAAGTTCGGCAGCGCCGTGCTGAAGAACCCACTTCCATCCTTGCCCATCAGGGTTGACAAAATATCGCATTCTATAGTGCGTGATAAAGCGGCCAAGCGCATTGCCGAGGTCAAGGACGTACATCTGGCCAAAGAGGTCAAGAAGTCCGTTCGGCGCTGGCGTGCCGGTAAGGCCCCAGCGGCGGGAGAAGGTTTCAAGAACGGTTTTAAGGGCCTTGAACCGCACCCCCTTAGAATGCTTGAACTTGGTGAGCTCATCAATGACAAGAGTGTCGATACCCAAGTCTCGCCAACGGCGGCTTGAGAAGCTTCTACCCTTACCTCCGAATATCAACCACTCTAGCCCCTCGGGGTTGATGACGAATATGTCTGCGTCACTTTGCAGCAACTCCTCTTTGTTCTTGCCGTGCAGCACAGCGACCTTGAGGTGCTGGAAGTCCTTCCACTCCTTCACCTCGGCGGGCCAGACCAAGTGACACACGCGCAGCGGGGCGATTACGAGCATACGGTTGGCGACCTTGCGCCGCCTCAGCCACTCAAAGGCGGCGAGCGTAACGCTTGTCTTACCCATGCCGGGGTCAAGGAAGAGTGCGGCGGCCCCGTTTTCCACGAGGTGCTTTAGCGCCTTCTTCTGGTAGCCGTGCGGCTTCCACTGCTGCGGCGATAGCCGCGAGGGCGCTTTCCTCATTGTCGCACCAGCAGACTTCATAACCTAAACCCCTCAGCATGTTGTGAATGTAGACCTGTCTGGGGCCGGGCACCTCCCCCGGCCATTTGAACTCAATGTATAGCGGCTTTCCGCCCGGAATGAAATAGCAGCGGTCGGGCCACCCCGTTTCCCCGCCCGCGTGGAACAGCTTGATGTTCGGCACCCCGTAGCGCTCAAGGGCTTTACGGGATGCCGAACGCTCAAAGGATTTCTCCTTACGCACTAGCCAGCGAGCGGGCTCAGCCGGTTCAGGGCAGCGTGCGTGCCTTCCACGCTGGCGCGCAATTGCTTAATGCGTTCCAGTAGAAAATACACGTCGCCCTCGGGCTGCGGCGCTGCCTTTGACTCAACATGGCCTTCCGGCTGCGTACCGAAGTTGCGATCGGCGATGCTGTTGATACGGCACTGCAAGCGATAAACGTCGCTGGCAATTTCTTCAATACCGTGCAGCATTTCACCGATTATCGTGGGCTGTACCCTGACGTCGGCGGCGTCACGCAGGCTCTGCGCGTAGTCCTCCCGCGCCGCATCCGCGTGAACTTTACTGATGATCGTGGCACTTTTTGCACGCGCATATTCCGTAGACATCAATTTCCTCCATTGAACAGGCCGCGGTTGATTTCAATCAGATGCACCGCCTGCGTTCGCGCATCGTCAAGAGCGTTGTGGTAGGTGCCCTCCCGCCGCTTCAACGCGGGTGCGCCGGGTAGGTTCTTCCACGTGCGGTAGCAGCGGTTATTCCAGAACGCCCACGCGGGCTTCATCTTCACTGCTTCGTACGCCGAGGCCAGGATGGCGTTGTCAAAATCACTACCGTTGCCCCAGACCTTGCAGTCCTTGAACCCGCCGTGCTTGATGACGTAGGCGTTCATGGTGCGTAGACTGTCGGTAAGTGATATCGCTACGGCAGGGTC